TGCCACCTGCTGACATGAATAGGCAGGAAAAGGACGCATTTCTTAATCCGACTCCTGACAATGCACACGTCTTGCAGCAGTACATGAATCGTAGGGCGTATGAGACGCGCAGCGATTACCAGCGTAAGATGCAGGAGGTTGAGCAGCTAAAGCAGCAGACTTCTGGCGTGTACGACGTGTTAAAGCAGTACGAGAACGACTATGCCAAGCATGGCATTAGCGTAGCTGACATAGCCAAGCGGTCGATTGCTTGGGACAAGGCTATGCAAGCTAATCCGGTTCAAACAGCGTTAGAGTGGCTTGATTCTTACGGGGTCAACCTGCAAGAGCTTTACAACGGATACTCACAGCAGCCACAGCAACCTGCAAATTATTTGACTCGTGAAGAGGCAGAGCAAATTGCAGAACAAAAATTTCAGTCAATTCAGCAGCAAGAGAAACAAAACGCAGTTGCCTATTACAATGAGCGGCTTGTAGAATCCTTTATGAAAACCAAGCCCTTGTTTCGGGATGCTGAAACAGCTTCGCAGTTAGAAGCTGAAATGGCACCGATAGTACAAGGCTTGTCGGCGACTGGTAGGTATAGCTCTCCCGAAGAGATCCTAGAAACTGCCTACAATTACGTTGTCGCCGGAAATCCGACTTTCTCCAGCCTCAATTCTGCGATGGCTGCAAAGTCGGTTGTAGAACAAAAACAGGCTGTTGTTGCTCAAGCAAAAACAGCTTCTCGCTCTATATCTGGCTCCGCTGGTTCGGGGACTCCCAAGATAAAAGCAAAAGATTTACGGGACAACCTGCGGCGTCGCTTCGTCGGCGAGTAAGTTTGTGGTTGTCCCAATAACTTTTAGGACAACCAAAAATGGCAAACTTAGAGGAAGCAATCGTAGCAACCTTGTTCGATCAGAGCGAGGATATTGCTGACGAGATCATGCACCACAATCCGTTGCTCATGGCGCTTGACGACCAGGGGCTCATCCGTAGGTTTTCGGGGGGATACGAACTCCGCAAGCCGGTAATGTACAATGACTCAGCAGTAGGCGGCTTTTACAGCGGCTTTAGCTCGTTTAACCTAGACGCAATCGACGATATGACTGCGTTCCGGTTTGCGATCAAGCAGTGCTATGAGCCGGTAGCGATTGACGGTCGTAGCCGTCGTGCTAACCGCGATCAGGCACAGCTTCTTGATCTTGCTGAAAGCAAGATGAAGGCAGCTATTGCCCGCCTGAAGAACACGGTATCCACCTCGCTTCGCGGCGACGGAACAGGTTCCGGTGGTCTTGAGTTTGACGGCATTAAGAAGGCTGTAAGCACTTCACCTTCGTCTGGCACTTACGGACAGATTGATCGTTCGACCAATACGTTTGCTCGCAACTTGGCTGTAAACGTCACGTTGTCGGCTTCAAACGTACAGGAGACGATCACCGATACGCTTTCCCAGGTTACTCGCGGCAGTGAAATGCCTGACCTTGGAATGATGGATCGCACTGCCTGGAAGTTTCTGCACAGCTCCCTTACTGCAATTCAGCGTATTGCCCTTCCAACTAAGAAGGCGGTCGCTGGTTTCCGTGTAATGGAGTATGACGGTTGCAGCTTCGTATTTGATGGCGGCTATGGCTCAAGTGTTCTTGAGACTAACTCATGCCGACTTCTAAACACGAAGTACTGGTCGTTTGACATGGTTCGAGGGGCAGACTTTAAGCCGCTCGCACCAGAGATGAACCGTCCAGTAGATCAGGATGCTTTCTTCACAGTAATTCTTGTTGAAGGCAACCTGTGCTGTGCTGCACCTGCACTTCAGGCTGTTATTTACGCTTAAGTAGGAGGGACAGAACATGAGTGCTTCGGGATCTTTTGGAGTAAACGGCAATAAAACTTGGGATGGCGTAACCATTCCGCTACCTGCAAAGTTGATGGACATTGGGGAGGACCCAAATGGACGTTGGCTGTTTGTTCAGGCTGATGGTGCGATTACACGGTATGACTGGGTAATCATCACCAAGGATGGACAGGCTTCGTCTGTAACACAGACAAACGACGGAACTACTCTTATTCAGGGTGGTGCTGCTCAGGTTGCTGCGCTCGACAATGAATACCTTTGGGTATGGGTTGGCGGCACTGCGGCTGGTGGCAGTGGTTCAGGGATCAAGGGACGTGTTGCGGCAAACTGTGTAGGTGGTGCAGCAATTTACACCACAACAACCGCAGGTGTTGCTGACGACGATGCAACGGCTCCGGCTGTTAAGTTTGCGAACGTGGTTACTTGCGTCACGACAACCCCGGCAGCGGCGGTTGAGCTGTACGCAGTAGACACGATTCGTTTGAACGCATAGTCAAACAGGGGGTGCCAGTACGGACCCCCACTTTTTTGTGTAGGTATGTCACTCACACAAGATTTAATGGGTTTAGGCTTGGCTGCTGAAGTTGCAGTCGAGTTGTCTCAGGAAATTCAAGGCACAATAGCGGGAAAGCCAGTTGTCGAGGATGGTCTGATAAGTGGAGACACTCTTCAGTACAATGTAGCTTTGGACGCTTGGATAACAACTAACGTCACTGACGGGGGAAATTTCTAATGGCTAATACAATTCGCATTAAGAGGCGCTTAACGGGATCGGCTGGCGCACCTGCAAGTCTGGTAAACGCAGAGTTGGCATTTAACGAAGTAGACGGAAAACTCTACTACGGACAGGGTGGCAATTCGACAGCAGCTAGCACCATTATCGCTATCGGCGGTTCCGGTGCTTTTGTTGATCTTACCAGCAATCAGACCATTGACGGTGACAAGTCTTTTGTTGCTACCGTAAACATTAACTCGCTTCAGTTGAATGGCGCTTCCGTTACAGCCAACGCTGCTGAACTTAATCAACTTGACGATGTAACCCCTGGCACCGCTTCTGCAAGCAAGGCGCTTGTGGTTGATGCTAACAAGGACCTAAATCTTTCAGGTGGTGATCTTACTGTTCAGGATCTCGTTGTAAACGGCGATCTGACCGTAAATGGCACAGAAACCATACTCAATACTCAGACGCTTGAGGTTGAGGACAAGAACATTGAGATGGGTGTAGTTGCTACGCCTAGCGATGCTTCTGCCGACGGCGGCGGTATTATCCTCAAGGGCACTACTGACAAGACGATTGTTTGGTACGATGCTTCTGATGCTTGGACCAGCTCGGAACACCTTAATCTTGCTTCCGGCAAGAAGTTCCAGATCGATGGAGCTGATGTTCTTACTGGCAGCGCACTTGGTTCTGGCGTTACTTCATCCTCGCTCACAAGCGTTGGAACAATTAGCTCAGGAACATGGCAGGGATCGACTGTAGGTATTGCTTACGGTGGAACAGGGCAGACCACTGCACAGGCTGCGATTAACGCACTGTCGGCTGTAAGCTCGGCAACGGCTGGTCAGGTTCTCACAAAGGTGGGTTCTGATGCTGTGTGGGCTGCTGCGGCTGACACCGGAATTAGTTCGCTAAACGGACTGACAGGTGACACCCAAACTTTCGCTGCTGGATCTTCAGGAACGGATTTTGGTATTTCGTCAGACGGTACGACGCACACCTTCAACATTCCAAGCGCAAGCTCAACAAATCGAGGTCTGGTTACTACTGGCTCACAGACTTTTGCCGGAGAAAAGACATTCAGCAGCAACATGACTGTCAGCGCCTCAAACGCTGCCCTCACGTTGCACAACACTGAAGGGGGACGCGATGCCACATGGAGTCTCTTCAGTGGCAAAATGTATCTTCAGCGTTCAGGTGGAAATCTGAATGGGAATTGGCCAGCTACGATTGAGCTTGAGACTAACTCTTGGGGTCTTAATCGCTACACGCCAGGCGCACAACTCCATGTTGAAATAAACAGCAATTCCACAAAGGGTTTTATCGTTACTGGACGACCAAGCCAGTCAGCGAACCTCATGGAGCTGCAAAACAGCGATGAGACTTCGCTGTTTACTGTTAGCGCCGCTGGTGCAGTAACCGCTGGTTCATGGCAGGGCACTGACGTTGGAGTAGCGCATGGCGGTACTGGTGCGAGCGATGCAGCAACGGCAAGAGAAAATCTTGGCGTGGAAATTGGCGTTGATGTTCAAGCGCAGGATGAGCGACTTCAGGCAATCGTTGACCTGAGTGGAGCATTTGCTGCTGGCGACGTTAAACTGGTCGGATACTCGGACGCTGAAACTGCTGAGTATGTGACGACTACGACGTTCTCGCGCTCCTTGCTTGATGATGCTTCGTCAAGCGATGCGCGCACTACGTTGGGTCTAGTAATTGGGACAAACGTCCAGGCGTACTCGGCAAACCTTGGCGCGTTAGCTGGACTCACGAGTGCAGCAGACAAACTCCCGTACTTTACTGGTTCGGGATCTGCCGGAGTTGCTGACTTCAGCAGCTTCGGGCGTTCGTTGGTTGACGATGCTGATGCGTCGGCAGCTCGCACGACTCTCGGACTTGGAACGATTGCGACCCAGGCTGCTAACAATGTAAGCATTTCTGGCGGTAGCATCGACAACGTGGTTTTTGACGGCGGTTCCTTCTAATAAAAAGCGGGGAGGGGCTTGTATAGCTCTCCCCGCATGTTTCTTATTATGGCAAACACCATAAAAATTCGCCGTAGCACTAGCGCAAGCAGCGTTCCTACAACAACGCAGCTTGAGCAAGGCGAACTTGCGATCAATGTTTACGATGGCAAGCTGTTTTTCAAAAAAGTGCAGAGCGGCACTGAAAGCATCGTTACGCTGCAAGAAGGCGGTGCTAGTGGCATTTCCAGCCTAAATTCTCAGACAGGCGCAACGCAAACTTTTGCTATAGGCAGCGGTAATAGCGGCGGTCAGCCGTATTGGGCGTCAGCTTCCAACACTCATACGCTACACCTTCCAAGTGCCACTAATGCGATTCGAGGCTTAGTCAGCAACGGTACGCAAATTTTTGGCGGTAGAAAGGATCTTCTAGACGGTTGCACGATTGGAGACAGCGGCGTTTCCGGTGGAAGATTAAGTGTCTACCATAATGCTGCTACCATTGGACTTTACGTCAAGCAAACATCGGCGAGTCCTACAGCGAATCATTTTTCGTTTGTAAATTCTTCAAATTCCGCCGTGTGTGCGCTTAACTCAAACGGATGTTTGCTAGTTAATCGGACTTCGGCACCAGTATTTACGAGCGAGAAAATTGCGGTTGGTGGAAGTACTGGTCAAAACTACATTACAGTCAGCGGCGGAACAACAAGCACAGGCGACGGTTCTGCTTTTGTTGCGCGTGTTGCCGACACAACGATTGTATCCATTGGCAACTATTCTGCGGCTTACAGTGGCGGCGCTTACAGTGCTGTTCCCACTATTTATTTCAACGCAACGCCCAAGGTTATAGGCATTGGCACTGGCGCTGGCACCAATGCCATGAAATATGACACCACTAACAATCAGTGGACGTATGACACTTCTTCGCTGCGTTACAAGGACAACGTGCGCGATTCCGCATACGGGCTATCAGCCGTTTTAGCAATGCAATCACGGCAATTTTCATACAAGGATAGTGGTCGCGAGGATGTTGGGTTTATTGCCGAAGAAATGGCAACCGTGGTGCCAGAGGTTGTCAGCAAAACTAGCGACGGGTTGCCAGACGGCGTGAGCTACGACAGATTAGTTTCTGTTCTTTGCAAAGCAATACAAGAATTGTCAGCGCAAGTGTCCTCTCTACAAACTCGACTAGACGTTTTAGAGGGCACATGAACATCCTAGTACAAAGCAGTGTTTCATGTAACCATTGGCTAAACCTGTCTACATGGGAGACAAACAATGTCACAAATTGATTGGAACAGCCTAATGAACGGTGGTGACACTCGAAAGAAGCGATACCACGGAGCAAATGTAAAGTTTTTTAACGCCTATCAAGAAAATCGCGACAAAAGTCTTGCTGCTGGTCGCGCTGTTTTTGACGAGATTCCAAGCGTTTCCATTCAATACCCTGGTGGCGATGAGACAGTAAGGCGCATTGAGCCGCACGACATTCAGGAATATCCAGAACTTTATGCAGCTTTTCAGTCAGGCAATGCGCCGATTGAGAGCGGCACCCCATTACAGGAATGGGCACCTTTGAATGGCAGTGCGCTGCGCGAATTGCAGCACATGGGGTTCAAAACAGTCGAGCAGCTTGCTGAAACTTCAGACGACGTAAAACGACGCCTTGGCACTCTTTCCAAGTTTGTAAAAATTGCAAACGATTGGATTGAAGCTGCTAACTCAACACAGTTTCAGGTAACTGCACTAAAGCAGCAGCTTGAGCGTGAGCAACGCCGAACCGAGAAGTTGGAAGGGCAAGTAGAGCTGCTAATGCAGCGCATTGAAGCAAACGAGGGCACAGACATGCGCTCTCAAAGAAAGGAGGTGATCCGTTCTATTGCGCCAATGGAGGAGCAGGTTGTCGATGATAACAGTTTTGTCGACAATGAAGCACCAGTCAAACGTAGGGGGCGACCTAGAAAAATATGAGCCTTTCCACCGTTGTTACTAACGTCGCAAATGAGGCTGGTTACACTGTAGAGTCGAACATTATTGTCTCGACTGAGACGACAACTAAACAGCTTCGCACGTTAGCAAATCGCATAAACCAGGAAATGTCAGATGCGTATCCCTGGACTTCCATGTATGCGAGCGGTGCAATCACCTTGGTGGCGGGTCAGTCTCAATACGAGCTACCCGCTGCCTTTTCTTATTATCTGTACGAGACGTTTTGGAACAGCTCAACCCGTTGGCGCGTAATTGGTCCGATGACGCCGCAGGAGTATGCGGAAACGCAAGGCTACGGACTAAATACTTCCATCTACACGCGCTTTCAGCTTCGTGGCGTGAGCAACAGTCAGTTGCTTATTTACCCGACTCCTACTGCTGGAACAGCAGGACAAACAATCATTTTTGAGTACATTGCTGATCGCAGTGTGCGTCCTGCAACTTGGGCTGCTGGCACAGCGTATGACTCAGGTGCTTACACTTTCTACAACGGAAATTATTATACGACGAGCGCAGGTGGCACGAGCGGAGCGACTGCACCAACGCATACAAGTGGATCTGTTAGTGATGGTGGTGTTACCTGGACTTACTACTCAGGACCGTACAAGGAGTTTTTAACAAATTCCGACGTAAGCATTTTTAACGAGCGCACGTTAGAGCTAGGAGTGCTTGAAAGATTTGCAGAAATACATGGGCTCGACACGATTCAGCCACGTTATGAAACGCAGCTAAACGAGGATTTTTCACGACAAAACCCTGGCAAACTTATTTATGCTGGTGGTTATGGAAGAGGAAACATGTTTGCGCGAAACAACGTAGTCGTTTTTGGAACCTGGATTTAACATGGTAAACATTCCACCGCCGCAGAGCGGCATGAAACCGATGGATTATTACCTCTTCTTGTATAGGTCAGGCGTTAGTCCTTACGAAGCATACCAGGCTACTAGCTCGGCATATGGACCGCCAAAAAGCAAAGAGCAGTTAGCACAAGAGGCAAAAAGTAATGCTGCTAGGGGTAATCTTGCTGCTGTAGGTGGTCAGACGGCTGGTGTTATTGGTGGCTCATATCTTGCCGGTCAAGCAGCGGGATTGTTTGGCACTGGTGCCGCTGCCACAACTGCTGGCACTGGTACCGCTGCCGCTGGAGCTGCTGCTGGTGGTGCTGCTGGTACCGCTGCCGCTGGTGGTACCGCTGCCGCTGGTGGTACTGCTGCCGCTGGTGGTACTGCTGCCGCTGGTGGTACTGCTGCCGCTGGTGGTACCGCTGCCGCTGGTGGTACTGCTGCCGCTGGTGGTGCCGCTGCTGGTGGTACAACACTTGGAGCAATAGGTAGCGTTGCGCTTCCAGTCGCGGCTGTAGTTGGC